GGACGATGGCTTCAGGGTTTATCACAAAAGGTGGTAAACCAGTCAAGAAACCAAAACGAAATTTGTCTTTGATTGCCCTAAAGACTTTGATCTTTTGCTCGGTGGATGATTTGAAAAACCAATGAATTGGTAATTGTCCATCATTCCAACTTGCAAAAGTGTCAGGATGAGAAACTCGAGCTATGTTAAAAGCTTGATAATGTGGTACAACTGCGTCAACAGCGCCCTCTTGAGCAAAGTGTGGTATACACCTCACTCCAGGCGTCATGTAAGAAGCGTCATCTAGTAACTTAAAACCAGATGGATCTGTATTCTTACGATATTGATTTGCAAATGTACTCATTATAAAGGATTCACCAATATGCCCTTGTTTCTCATGCGTTACCATACGCAAAGCCATTTGCCCGGTATAGAATCCATATCCTGCCGCGAAATAGTCGACTAAATCAATATATTGAGAGTCAACTGTCGCACGAAACTGATAAGGGTTCACCACCAAAGCTTCTGAATTTGTAATGATTTTAGTAGAACTAAAAGGCAAGTAAGACATTAGAAGTTTATTGAGATGAGTAAATTGGTCGCCCATTGAAATTTCTAGATTTCGTGTTTTGTCAATGGGGACTGAGGGACCTGAAGCTATAGGAGAGCTTCGAGTCTGAGTTGCACTACGGGAAGTGTTATCAAAACCCGTAGTTAGAGGACCAGATGAAACATGTTTGGCTGGCAAGTAGTTGATAAGTGTTGATGGATTAGAAAGTTCAACATTTGTCGCATGAAAGCTAGGAACACAATAAATTGTGTGTGCGACATCAGCAGTTACTTCTAATGGGACTTCCACGAGTATATATAGAGTACCGTATGAACAAAATTCAGTTTTCTGTTTTGCTACAAGGTATTCATAACCCGATCCTGTCCCATCAGCAATAAATGGTGATGCAACATATTTCATAGCTGTATTTGACATTAGATTTGCTGTCACTTGTTGATTAGCTTTATCTCCTGTAAATTGAACTACAGTTGACATTGCTAAATTAACAACATCCTTATCAAGTACATCGCCAACGGCGTATGTTCCATGGTCATTGGGTGCAACTATGGCTCGCAACTTTACGTTGTGAAACATAGTTAAGAACACGTCAAGATCAAAATGCAATTGAGCATTCCAATTTTGACACGTTGAGGATACCCAAGCCTGATGCGTTAGATACAAATTATCATCCCCTTTGATGACTGGGTTGATAGTTAGTGGAAAAACTGCGAGCACTTGATTTGGTACTTGATCATCGGAAATTTTGAAGATATGATCATCGAGAATGTTTGGAGTTCTCATGATATAATCTACAGACATTTCGTCCAATTGTGTGCCAAATAAAGAATAATCTGTCGCGATGGTAGTTTCCTGATCAAGTGTATACACATGATCATTAATTGCAGTTTGTGCAGATAGTTGCCCATCACCGGGCTTCCATTTCACAGCTACAACAGGAGTATCTAACGTGGGCTTGCTGTATCCCAACGCACTAGCGGTATTAGCGCCAGCTTTTAAGAGTGGAGCAACAGTAGATGCTAAATTACCAACCATAGGCAATCCAGACGCTGCTGTTGCAACTTGAGCCCCTTCACGCAAAACAGCAGAAACTATACCTTCTTTACGCATTGTATTAGCTTCTGAAACATGTTTTTGCGGAATTGGTCGTTGTCGTTGCGTCGGGGCAGAAGGCAACGGTCTTGAGGCAGGAGGATGAGTCTTGTGATTCCGTGCAACCATAGCACGTAATTCACGAGTGGCTTCATCAACCCGTCTTCGAAGTAGAGCCTCATTTGCAAGTGGAGGCGCTATAGTTGGATAATCCAATTTAAGTGTATCTTTATCAGCTTGAATATACACGTTCATTTTCACTGTACCAATATCAAGTGGTGTTAACCGCCCGATATAAAGTTTTCCTGGTCTTCCAGTTCCGGATTGTAAATTCCGAGACAAGAAAGCAGAAACCCATGGTACATTCATACTCACAGTTTGTGATGTGGTTAATGAGACCTTCATGTGAGGAGTTTGTGAAATTTGTACGAGTCTTTTCGTGCGTGATGCAATCGCTTCTGGCGTCATGTCAGCATATAAGGCTATAATGATACCCCCTGATGTTTTGGGAGCAACAGTAAATTCAAAACGCACCTTTAAGTGTGTGCGTAAGAAAGCAAAACCTTTAATTTTGTCATATACGTTCATCTGCGATAAGAACAATTCAATTGGATCAAGTAAATATAGCTGTTCTCCAGGTTCTCCGCCCACGGGGATAACAGTAGACATTACAAGATATTCTCGTCTAAGAATGTCAAGAATGCTATGATCCCTTCCTTCTTGAAAATTCTGAGTTTCTCTATTAGATAAATCCTGCTCCATTGGTAGAGTTTCTACAACGGGGATTGCACTAGTAGCGAAAGTCACAATTTGTTGTCCAGTTTCGACTTCATTCCTTTCATCGTGAAATGGAAGGTTGGAGTTGCGTGTGTCGTCGTTAGTTAATGATTGAACATTATCTGTATTTTGAGCTACTCTTCTTTTAAATCACACAGTCGAGTAATACTGTTGTGAATTTTTGGGGTGTGATTCTTTGCAAGGGCTGCTTGCATGGCGATCACCAGTGTAAATACACTTACCATATTGGTTTTGTTTTGTGATATGCTTGACTGATGCTTCATCAGCGGTCATATCACTTTCTTCGAAGCCGTCGAAGTCCTCTGCTACAAAGGAGTGGGCGGCTAAGTCAAGGTTGTAGTCAACACTAGTATCGGATGTAAAATAAGATACATTATCACTGTCTCGAACCATCTTTCGTATATGTGTCTGACTGTAAAAACAGTCGGGCGGTAATACTATTTGATGCTCCTGACACTGATCAATTATCTTTTCTCGATACTCCTCAAATACATGAGGTTCGTGCATACTTAGTTCGCGAATTGCTAACCTTGCATTCATTTGCATTTGCATAGATTTTGTACCATATTCCTGTTCACATCGGTCCCAATTTAATGGTTCCAATATTGAACAAAGATCTAATGGTGCTAACCATATCTTAAGATCTTTATCATGCACAAATTTACGTTTTATTATTGAGACTTCATCTAGTGTCCTAAATTCAATCTCACCACCATCTTTGGTTTCTGGTGTACAATAATGACCATATGTTAACATATATGATGACCATTTAGTTATGTCTAATAGATTAACTAATTGTTCATCAAATGCGATAACACTGTCATCACCATAGATTGCTACGTAAAAATGTTTATGAAGATCCACAAGACATGATAAAGCATCATCTGATCTTATATCTAACAACATGTCATACAAGCAAAGATACGTGATGCCATAATTATACATTGTATTAATTATAGCCGTACCTGGATTTCCCGAAGGTTGTCCTCTTGCTATTTGTACGATCACATTGCCAAATATTTGTTGTGATGTTACAATATCTTGCCATAATGCTCGCGAAATAGGGTCGCTACGTTTATACTGTTTTTCAATAACATTATAAATGACCCATAATAAATCCCTGTTCAACGTCCCATCCCAGTTGGTAAAATCTGTTGCAATAAATTGCTTGGATTTTGGATGAGCTTTTGAGATGAGTTGGTGTGCCAACACATCCCAGTCTGCTGAATAAGGATTTATGCCGATGAGCGATGAATTGAAAACTTTATTCTCCATTATTGTCGCGAAATAATCTAGATTGTATTGTCTAAATAAGATCACATAATGAAGAGGTGCTGCTGCAAATGCTCGAGTTTTGCCTGCGTCTACTTTCTCAATTGGTCTCAATTCATCTTTTGCCGTGGACACAAAATAACATTCAGGACGAATGTTATTCTGTGCTTTAGTCATATAGTCGTCAATGTGATTAATGAGCATAGGATGATCGTATATCCAAGTATCATTCTCGCCTAGAAATGCTGTTTTTCCTTTTCGTCCGTTCGTGAACCTATTAAAAGGATAACCAGCACTCGAAGCGCGATTGATACCTACAATATAGTCACTTCCATCAACACCACTAATCGATTCATTGTGCGTAAGTCGTCGTATTTTGCGGGGCGCCGCAAATTTATGCATCAAACAACCGTAAAATACTGCCTCTTTATCGCTCGAAACCGAAATTGAGGGCTCCATATACTTTTTCATTGCTTTATTAACAACATGTTCACCTTGATACATTCCTAAGAATGCAGGTTTCTTTTGTGTTGGAAATATTTTGTTGTGAAAAAGAGATGGACGTATTTTACTACTACTGTTCGAACGCAAACAATGTGGAATATTGCCGATCTTATTAAACTGGTTATCTAACAAGGTCTTTGAATTACACATTGGTCGCTGTGTGAATGATACATGTTTTGAGAGTTCGTCGCTGATTCCTTCCATCATCTCAAACGTGATGATCTGTCCAAAACTTCTGTCGCTGCAATTATAACCAGCCATATGTATGCCTAAAATGTTGCCTGAATAACGAGCAGTGTTACCTATAATAACACTACCACAATATCCTGGAACACTCTGCATCGGGTATTGCATTACACGATATGTGTAATCCGAAACTCCCGTAGGACCTCGTGCTGCTAGAGGCTCCTGACATATTTCAGTTATTTTAGTATGCTGAAGTTCAACATACCACGCCGTCTTTCCTGTTACATTCAATTCCTTAGAGTCGTCAAATTGTGCGTTGATTGTTGTCGTCATCACCATTATTCGTTCACCTTGCAGTTCTGGAAGTTCTGCCGTCTTTACGAATGTTGGTACATGTTTGTCGCCGAATGTTGTCAAATCAGTGTGCTGTCGAACTGTCGTCTTCCCAAAATCCAATACTATGATATCATAATATCGGTCGTCGCTGTCCTCGTGGAGTAATTGTAAAACCGAAACCTTCTTCGCTGCTATTCCAGTTTTCGTTTCAAACACATTGTAAAGGTTGAAAAATCCTTTTACATATTCATCATACGTGTATCCTTCTAGTAAATGCATATTTACTACAAAGAGACCGCCTTTCACAAAAAATCCCCGTAATGTTCGCGCATTACGTTGATAATCTATAAATTGTATGAGATATGTATTAGAACATAAAACCTTTGCCATCACATATGCCATTCCTGAATCAAGTTGCTTATCTGCTAAATTAGTATCTTGATTCGCAAATTCATCCATTGCAAATTTCTCCACGTGTGCGTTCTTCGTCACTGCTTGTCTAAACAGAGGTCGCGATACAATCTTCGATGATGGAGGAGTTTTTGCTTTGGGTTTCTTTGCTGTCGTTGCGTCGCCTGCGTTGTAACCGTCTTTTTCTGATGTTTCGTTCTTTTCTGCTGTTTCGTTTTGAGAGTTGTCATTTTGCTTGCATTTCAGACAAGGTTTGTTCTTGCGAACAAACGTTGTCTTCTTCTTGAGTTTCTTATAAATTAAGAATCCTGCTACAAGGAATCCTAATGCTGCTGTGATTTGAAGTGCGCGTGTTTTTGTTGGCTTTCGTAAGAAAAATGATTTTACTTGAAGATAAGGTTTACATAAAAAGTTTATGTAAATGTATAAAAACGGAGCTTGTCCAAATGAAGTGAATCTTAAATACCAAATGAAAGAATAATATTGCCAGATGAGCCAATCGATGGGATGTTGAAGTAAAGAAGGAGAATAAATTTTATAATATGAAAAATTAACACCATCGTCGATAAAATTGCGTACTTTATTATATTTACGTGAAAGCCAATTGCTATGATAATCTGGATTATCATTTTCTTCTACTACCGTTAAGCGGTTTGATTGGACTGGAGATTGAGGGAGTGGACCACGCTTTAGTCCTCGCGTTGCATGTGCTTTGAAAACACCACATGAATCAAAGAAAATTTGTTGCTTTTTGACAAGTGCGTCGCTAACCATTTTACTCACGTCGTCGTATGACAAAGTGTCATTTTTAGATGTAAATTTATAAATGTGAGTATTTGCTTGTGTTAGATCTATTTTCGTCGTGTCTACTACCCTGACGCCGTTGTGAATACATGAGAACTCAGGAAGGAGTTCTACTTTAAATTGAAGATCTATGCGTCGTTTGTAAGCATCCTTACTTGTCAAATAGTCGAGTGCTGGCGTTTGTACGTTGTCCGTTGCGATAATGAGCGCTGAATTGAAGTTTGCGTTTGCTTTGTTCTCTAACTCTGCTACGTTTAAGAGATGTGTATGTGAATTTGCATAATGAATCATATCAACTGGGAAAGGTTGCCCTTCCTTCAGAAAATGAGGATTCACTTGATTAGCATCGTCACACACAAATATCTTAGACATAGCTGGGTTATAATTTGTTTTATACTTGTTAGCTACTGGATTGTAGTACATGTACTTTTCAAATTGAGAACATTCGTCGTAGAGTTTGTCGCCTTCAACCCCTTCAAGAGAGAGAATTGTCCGAAGTGCATCGCCGCTAATTAGATTAACGAGATGTGTTTTGCCGACTCCAGCCCCTCCATATAAATGGAGAGTAACTGGAGGTTTTCTGTTGCCGTGTCCTGCTGGGGGTGATGTTTGCACTGCCTTATAATACTGATTAAGCCGTGCCGCTGTTCCTGCATATTGCAATCGTTCTTCTGAGTGTGCTGGCAAATATTTCAATATCATCATGGATTTGAGTTCCAATTCTGTTATTTCCATATATGCTGATTGCAATAAGCGCATGTCTTTCTGTCCTTGTGCCGTCGTGTAATAAGAAACGCGTGTTTCTATTCTTTTGATTTCCTTTGACAGATCAAACTCTTCTCCACCGCGAGCCCATTTTATGCATGATTTTACTGCTTCCATAACGTAATCCAAACCACGTGATGTAGGTGCTATTTGTCTCAAAGAAGACAAACAAGCATCTACGTGGCCTTGATTAGGTTTCTTCTGAAAAATCAAACTCAAAATGAGTGTTGCGATTGCGTTCATTGCCGATTCGATGTTCATGTGTTTTTGTGGCATGTCGTCCCTATAATTTATAATAAAATTATAAACTATTGTTGCTAATTTCACAAATGCTGCTAACGCCAACCCCTTAATTTGAAAGATGTTATAAAGAGCTCTTATTGCCAAAATTTTCGCTGATACATAAGGTACCCGCGCAATCGTATCAAGAGCACATACAACATCCACCCAATTGCAAATTGACTTCAATTCATCCGGAAACGCGTTAATCGTTTCTTTCAGAATATCCACCCAGTCGCCCGCATCATCAATCATTTCCTTGTCGTCGAACAAATCACTTTTATTCCACCATGCTTCTGCTTCCTCGCTCAATTTCTCGTAAAAGTGTTTTGTTGGTATGCCCAGTTGTTCCATTGTTGCCTTGTGTGCTGCTGCTTGTCGTCGTTTTGTGATAAATTTCACGTTTGAATGAAATAAATCTCTTGCCATTTTCGTGTCCTTTGCCATCAACCGTTCCTTTCTCGTGTGTTCAATTGATCGTCGTGTTTGAGAGTCGCGTTTCGTGTTTTCCTTATCGATGTTTCCATTCAGTGCGTGCATTTCTTTGTTCGTTAAGACTTCTTCTCGTAAGACATCGCAGACGATGTCCATCCAATCATAATCTTCGCTGAATCGTTCAAAACTTTCAAATACTGTTCGTCGTATTATTTCGTCGCTCAACCATCTTCTCTCGTGCCATGGGATGATAAGAGAACATACATCTGCTTCTACTTCCTCAAACAAAAATTCTGCGTGTTCACGACATAAGACTGCTACCGTTACCTCATGTCCATTCTTTTCCAATGTATGCCATCGTATTTCATCGCCGTAATCTCCATCGATGTTGCCGTTCGTTGAATGTTGCTTTTTGTTTCGCTTCGCCTGCTGCCGTTCCTTCCATGATGTCGATGGATGTCCAATTGTTG